ATTTTTGTTGTGTAGGTAGCAAAGCCCCGACCTGACTGGGCTGTACAGTTATTCAGTTATTCCAGTTATTCAGTTATTCCAGTTATTTAGTATTAGGCATTAACAGAATATGTAGGTGTTAATACAATAACAAGTTAGCGTGTAGTTGCGCTAATTTTTTACTTTCGTGTGACGTGGACACCCACTTCACGCTATTTTGCATCGGAGAAACAAATGCGTCCTGTGTATGAAAATGAGTTTGACCGTAGTAACGAGGGTTACATAAAGAAGTATATAGAATCTAAAGGTAAGTTTACATATGAGAAGTCCGAACCATTCTCCTCTATAGACGGTTTACTATTCCAAGATGGTAAGCATGTGGGCAATGTAGAAATCAAAACCCGAACTAATGCGAGTGATAAGTACCTCACTTATATGATAAGTGCTATGAAGGTTGATAGCATATTACGTATGAGCAAAGAGGATAAAGTAATACCCTTATTAATTGTGCGGTTTACTGATGGAGTGTTTACGGTAGTTCTGGAAGACAGGTACGAGAAACGCCTAGGAGGTAGGCACGATAGAAACGATAGCCACGACACTGAAACATGTATGTATATACCAATGACGGAGTTCGTACAGATATGAAGATAGTAGATGATAAAGCGTTACTACTTACCCTACGTAACCCTGCAAAGGTTACATCGGTAATCCCTAAGAGTAGAGAACTGCCAAACAATCAAGTACTTGTTAACTGGGGATTAGAAGAGACACAAGTACTACGCAACATGAAGATCAATGCTCCCTCTCCTATAGAATCTAAGTACAAGTGGACGGGCAAATACACACCCTTTGACCACCAAAAAGTCACCGCTAGTTTCTTAACGCTTAACCGCAAGTCATTCTGCTTTAACGAGCAGGGTACAGGTAAAACAGCCAGTGCTATATGGGCATCTGATTACCTACTTAAAGAAGGTGCTATCAACAGAGTACTTGTCATATGTCCCTTATCTATTATGGATTCGGCATGGAGAAACGACCTGTTTAGTTTCGCTATACATCGCAAGGTAGACGTAGCATATGGGGCCAAGGCTAAACGTACAAAGATAATCGAGGGCGATGCGGAGTACGTGATAATAAATTATGACGGAGTAGAGATAGTAGCGGACGCGGTAGCTAACGGAGGGTTTGATCTTATTATTGTAGATGAGGCTACCCACTATAAGAACCCTCAGACTAAACGGTGGAAAACCTTAGCTAAGTTAGTTGGCCCTAGTACGTGGCTATGGATGATGACAGGCACTCCTGCGGCACAAAGTCCTACTGATGCGTACGGCATAGCTAAACTAGTTAACCCCACTGGAGTGCCTAGGTTCTTTGGGTCATTCCGAGATCAGGTTATGGCTAAGGTTACAAACTTTAAGTGGGTACCAAAAGAGGACGCCACTGCTACGGTACATAGAGTATTACAACCTGCGATCAGGTTCACTAAAGAAGAATGTCTAGACCTACCACCTATGGTATACGTCAAGCGAGAAGTAGCATTAACGCGACAACAGATAAAATACTATAAAGAACTAAAGAATAAGATGGTCATGCAAGCGGCAGGTGAACAGATCACAGCGGCTAATGCGGCGGTCAACATGAATAAGTTACTACAGATATCCGCAGGTGCAGTGTATACCGACAAGGGGGATGCGTTAGAGTTTGATATTGCTCCACGGTATAAGGTGTTACGAGAAGTTATAGATGAGTCTAGTAAGAAAGTATTAGTGTTCGTACCATTTAAGCACACCATTGACATGCTAACCACCAAGTTACGAGAAGACGGTATATCCACGGAAGTAATTAGAGGTGACGTACCTGCACCGAAACGCACCGACATATTTAAAAGGTTCCAAGAACAGGATGACCCAAAGGTTTTAGTTATACAGCCTCAGTCAGCGGCACATGGTGTTACATTAACTGCGGCTAACACAGTAGTGTGGTGGGCACCGACTAGTTCTTTGGAGACATACGCTCAAGCTAACGCTCGTGTACACAGGTCAGGACAAGACCACAAATGTACCGTCGTGCAGCTCCAAGGTTCCCACGCAGAGAAACGTGTTTACTCATTATTAGATAATAGAATAGATGTACACACAAAAATGATTGATCTTTACAAAGAAATACTTGACTAGTGTATAATAACTCACTAAAGTGAACATCCCGCTAATAAAAGGAGCGTGCGATGAGTGAGGAAGGTAAGTCCACTGCTGAAAAGTTAACCAGAATATACTTGAAGATTAAGGATAGGCGGTCAGAACTTTCAGCGGCATTTAAAGAAGAAGACGGCAAACTGGCCGAACAGTTAGACAAGGTTAAGAGAGCACTACTTGACTACTGTAAGGAGCAGGGTGTTGATAGCGTTAAGTCTTCGGAGGGATTGTTTTATAGGTCTGCTAAGACTAGGTATTGGACTAGCGATTGGAGCAACATGCATGAGTTTGTACTAGAGCATGGCGCACCTGAGTTACTTGATAAGCGACTCAACCAAAAGAACATGAAACAGTTTCTAGAAGAAAATCCTGCCCTAGTACCTAAAGGGCTTAATGTAGATTCAGAATACGTAGTATCAGTAAGGAGAAAATGATGTCAGAAGTATTTGTACCTATAGAGAAGGTGGCTAAACACTTTTCTGTTTCGTTATCCACCATCCGTGCGTGGGTAAGGCAAGATAAGATTCCACCTAATACCTATGTAAAAGTAGGAACGACCTACCGCTTTAACATCGCGGACGTTGAAAACGCTTTGGTTGGAGCACCTAAGATAGCAAATCAAAGTGTCCCCTTTGAGGAAGAGTTAGGGGAGTTTGAACAGTTAGAACTAGACTTGGATGATGACGCTTAATGAGTAATACTAATCTACGTCGAATCAGCATACAGGGTGGCGAGTTTACCTTTGTAGTTGGGGGTACAAAAATTAGTGCGGACGACTCAGGTTCTATAGAAGTGGTAGTAATTAATGCCGCCCCAGTATCTCGCGCTTACTATGGCGATGCGTATGACCCTAACAGGGTAGCGGTACCTACGTGTTGGTCTTCTGACACACAGATACCTGCAAAAGAAGTACCCCAAGATCAACGGCAAGCTATGCGTTGTATGGACTGTCCTCAAAACATTAGAGGGTCAGGTCAGTATGGGGGTAGGGCTTGTCGGTTCTCACAACGACTAGCAGTTGTATTTGGGGATAAGCCCGACGAGGTGTACCAGTTGCAGATACCTGCTACCTCAATATTCGGGAACGACAAAGGTGGGGCTATGGGAATGCAGAATTATGCTCGGCTCTTGTCTAAACACGATACCCCGATAGTTGCTATCACTACCAATATATACTTTGATAGGGATAGTGTTGTACCAAAACTTTACTTTAAACCAGTAGACCGACTAGACGCGGACACTTATGCGGCAGTATGTGAAATGATCGACCACGAAGATACATTACGAGCGATCACACTGACTGTCCCAATAACAAGTGAACCTGTATCACCGTTCTCAGTGGTTGAAGGTTTCGAGATAAACGCAAACTAAAAACTTAGGAAAATATTATGGCTGTTTTAAATAATCAATATGTAGTATCAAACGTCGAAGCCCTATGGCCTCGTATCAACAAGACTTATAAGTTCGACAATGCGGAGAATCGCACAGTACCGTGTGACGCATTTGATGAAGGCGCTAAGTACGAAACTCGTTTTCGCATGGATAAAGCCCAAGCTAAGGCTCTGTTCGTAGAGATGGTAAAAGCGTACGAATCAAAGAAAGAGAAGGGTTGGCCTGACAAGTTTGACATGCCTTTCAAGAAAGAAGAAGACGGCACTTATACACATAAAGCATCCCTAAAAGGTGCCTATGGTAAAGACGCTACGTTTAAGCCTGTACAGTACGATGCAAAAAGCGTTAAACTACCAGACGACTTCATGCTTACAACGGGTAGCACTGTGAATGTTGCAGTTACATTTACCCCGTATAACATGCGTGAGGCAGGTGTGTCCCTTAGACTACGGGCAGTTCAGGTAATTAAGTACGTGCCTATGGAAGCCGCATCTCCATT